GTCGAATGGGCGGGACCCGTGATTACGGCAACTCTACAGAGCGGCCCCGCCCAGACTCAACGCCCAACTAGCGGTAAATCCAACCATACAATTGGACCGCCAGTTGGGTGAGGACAGCGCTTTAGTCAATAAAGCTTACTGTCTTTCCGTTTACTCGCACTTGTAAACGGGATTCCCTCTCGGACGTCGCGCAGTCGTACTCGATATTAGGCGTCAGTACCATATTGTACTGTGTTCCGAGACGATTAAATTCATTTCGCGACCCGTCCCGCAGATAATGCGGATGGAGGACCCATTCGCGGTCCTCATCATCCATGAGGGATGTTGCGGGATTAATAATGTGAATGTTCTCAGGGGGGGATATTAAGGCACCGAGGTCACTACTATCGTACAATGACCTGATGTAGTCTCGCAGTCTACACGCTACAAAATTTGGGTCATAAACGCTAGGGTTCACGACGCGTGGCTGCGGACCGATAATTCTATGCTTCAGATCGACAGCATAGGACATGTCCATGTGAGACGCATATGCACGGCGTAACTCACAAAGGCTTTCATGAAGCACGGGGTTTTTCTTTTTTACAATGAGATCAAGGTCATTCTGGCGCCAGCTATACTCCCACAGAGAGTCACTACTAGGGCACACGCCTTTCCTCTGGGCCATCCCCGCGCTGGGGTCTCTCCCACGAATGGCGTTGCGCCGTATGCTCTCCCGCTCCTTGATCTCCTCCACCGTATAGTATTTACCATTCCCCACTCCTTGGGTGACTGAATCACGAATCTTCCTTGGGAAATCGAAAATCATCACCCGACCAGGACTGACGCCATAAGACCGGCTCATCCGGTCAAGCGTCTCCATTCCACCGTAGACGGGGAAGACGCTACCCGCACCTACCAACACATCATGATCCCCTTTAAGTTTAGGTCGCTTAATCGCCTCCTTCAGACTCCTGTGACTACACGTAGCCACATCCGCCTGCGACACCACTCCGCCGACCGGACGGGCCCTGAAACCACGACCACCATAATGACTAGCGAGACCCAATATGCGCGTGGAAGCCCCAATGCAGCTATCACCCATCCCAAGAAGTGAGGCAAGATAGCTCACATGGCCCACCGTGTAGCTCGCGTTCTCGCGGAGCATGATATTGTCGAGGAGACGGTCTTCGTGCCGACAGTGACCGTGCGGGAAATGGCGCTGTCCGAGATAACTAACCCCATAACCCCAAGGATCAAGTGCATAGTCACGGCTCTCCCACCCATCGGCCTTACAGCCAGGATAGGGATCGCGCAATGCGCCCTTGAGGATGTGGTCGTCACCATGGGTGTAGATGGCATAGTCGTGAGCCGAATACGGATCAAATCCACTATGCTTGTGCAGCATAAGGAAATTCGCGACCGAATTGACTTCAGATACCATCCCGCGCCCGGAAGGATTACCACCACGAAGTTCGCGAACCACCCCGCGGGGGTCAGCGAAAAAGGCGCAGGTATGACGGAGGCAGGAGTTAAGGCACAACTGCTTCCATTCGAACCCACCTGCGCCCATCGCATTGTAGATCGCGAAAACAGCGATCTGCTGCCAACGCGAAACTCCCGTGTCAAATCCCTTCCAATCCGCGCTCTCAACTCGCTCAATCGACTCACGGTTGACGAGGAATGTCGCAGTACCGTCATCCCCGGCGGCGCAACATGTTGTAGGCCCACCGCAACTAGATTCAGGCGTGCTCCAATTACGCGTGACTGACGCGATAATGCGATCCCAGATCGAGGAGCGACCCTCATCCTGGAATACGGCGCGGTTCTTCATGGGCTTGTCACCCTCACACGCCTTCTCGCGCGAGCCAGGACGCCCAACATCATTGTGGGCCGCCCAGTCGCTCATCAAATCATTAGCACCCCACATGGCGTCTTGTACAATGTAAGGGTAAGCCGCGCCCTTATTCTTCCCGTATCTGCTAGCATAGAGACCGGGGAACCCAGTTGGATTACACCCGATGGCACCAGCGGCCCAGAAGATAGGACGGACCTCCCGATACATAACGAGTCTCCCGCTATCAACTAATTTGCAGGCCTCAATAAGGAGCTCGCTGGATCGCTTGAATAGATCCACTTCGTCCTCATCACGCCACTCAGGGTTACGGGCACCATAGGTCCGGAGTGCCTCAGCCAACGGGGACCAACCAGAGATGACAAGCCACTTGTTGAGCTGTTCGCCATAGTCAACCCCAAGCGCCACGCTCATCCGTTCAGACTCGACAGAATGCTCCGCTGGTCTCATGAGCAACCCACGCGTCCCAGGGGGGCGCATGACCGCAACGGGACGCCCAACGCGAGCCTCGGGATCCCGGGGGTCATCACCAACCTCTTCGTATCTCCCATTGACGAACTCATAACCGTATTCGTCACTACCGTTCTTTGTTGAGAGACACAACTTGTCACCAAAGGGGCCACCATACACAAGGGATGGAGACTTAACCTTGTGCCGGCGGAGGTCAACGCGATCCCGTAGAAGGTCATGTGATATACTCGGACCCCGATCACATGCCTCCTTAAACCTACTAAGGAAATCAATGATGAAAGACAGGCCATCAGTCAGTAGCTGACTACCCGTAATGCGTTCTCGTCGCGAAATAACGCGTCCTCCAGGGTAGAGGTGGTCGTACTCGCGAGCGAGAGAATATAATGGAATGTTCTTTTCGTTAGGGCGCGCGATTAAGCAATACAAATCAAAGACGAGGGTAGCAGCGCGTATGCTAATCCCCGCCCTGTCGCCATAGAGATGCGCCCTGGACGACGTGGGCGACGTGCGAACGTGCTTTATTTTTGGACAAGAGTCAGACCCAACTCGGTGACCTGGGGTCCCTGGCCTGGCTCCAGTACGGTCGGAGGCACCATAAATTGCACCGTCACCAGACGCTTTGAACTGATAGGCGCGGAAAGGTCGCCCTGGAAGTCCCCCGACTCCTCCATAATCTTACGGGCGACGATCCCACCAGCTCGGAGTACGCGCCCAGCGCGCTTCGCGTCCACATACTTGGCGTAGTCATCACCAAGGAATACCTTTGCCGCCTCGTCGCTCTTCATGCTGCTGTTGAAAATGCGCAACATCTTGGTGAGGATTGGAGACATGTCGTGACTACGGACGGTGTCGCTTCCCGTCTCGAGGCCATACAAGACGTCAGCGGCGGCGACGGCGCCCAGCCGCTCGCCAACGACGGCCTTCACTTCAGTATCACCAATAAATCCAAACAAGGTCGCTTCCGCATTCGTCAACCCAAACTTGAGGGGCTGAACAATTGCCTTGACCTTCTCATCAAGGCTGTGGTTGGTCTCCAGAATGTAGGTGACTTTCTGGGCGCACTTGGAGGCGACACGTCCGATTGCCTGGAAATCGCTAGCAAGGGGAGCGACGCCGTTCTTCAGCTCCTTACGTGCTGTCATGAGGCGATTCAGCATCACGTACACGTCCGCACTCAAACCCAATCCACGGAGTGACGCGGGGATGGTCTCACGCTCGCGAGCCTCCTTGCGGAATGCATTGTAGCGGGCGACAAATTCGGGCTGCTTCATCAATGGGGCGATGTCCGCGACGGTCAGGATATTGATGCCCGCTCCAGGAAATTTCTCGGTGACGTACTCCTGGGCAAACTGGACACACTTCCCATCAATAATACGCTTGAGGGCGTCTTTTGAAGCGGCGCGCTCCTCCTTGGCGCC